GCTCACTCGCAAGCCGCGCCTCTGTCTCGAAACCGTCCCCCTCTTCCTTGTCCCGCATCAGCTCGTCAATTCTGCGTTCCCACTGTGATTTTCGGGGCTTGAGTTCTTCCAGGGAGATGGGGCGTGCCATGCATATGTGACATGCCTCGTCGAATGCATGATCCTCCATCGTGGTGTCGATGTCTTCCGGGTTCTTTTCATCGTCTCTCAGGAGCGGAATGGTGCGGATGAAATCCGTGCATGTGCTGTAAACGAGCATCATGGGACGCTCGTTCTCTAGGAGCGTGAGCCTGTTCCTGAACTGGCGTATCTTGAGATCCCGTCTTGCATCGCCGGGAATCATGTTGATGCCGAATGAGGTGAATACCTCTGCGGTTGACTTGCCCTGCCCACCTCCGAGATAATCGGGCTTCTTGTTGAAGCATGTCGGGTCACACAGACGGGTAATGCTTCGGTTATTGATCTTCAGCCCCTCTTCGTGCGCGAGAATGGCCTTTGCAATCTCCGGGTCCGTCTGCCTGAGTCCGGTGTCCGGGCTATCCGCATTCTTGTCGTTGCCGTAGAGTTCCGAGAACCGATAGATTCTGTTGTCCTGGTCCACCCACCAGTACCCGACTGAATACGGCTTGGCAAACCCGTAGTCGAACGTCATGTAGAGCGGTGCGCCCTCGGGTACGGGAATGGGTTCGATGACATGGTGATCCCGGTAGAAATTGAGCCCCTTACCGCCCGCCTCAAACGCTTCTTCGGGGGTAGACGGGTACTCCTGTTTCATCTTATCGCCCTGGGTCTCTTCCTTTTTGACGTACCAGGCTCTTTGTGCATCGTCTATCGTGATGCCAAGCGATCTTTCCAGGGTGTTGAAGTACTTGGCATGATCCTCGTCTATCGTGATGCCGTCCGGGTCTATGCGGTAATCCTCTGTCTCATACCATGGGAAGAAGTGGAATTTATAGTCCATCGGGGTTAAGGGTTCCCCGCTTTCCTTCTTCTCCATCGCCTTGCGGCAGAAGTCGTGAAAATCCCCGTATGCCCCCTCTGCGGTTGACTCTATGACTACGAGCTGCCCCGCTTCTATGGCATTGAGTGATCCAGTGCGGATTTCCTCGGCCTTCTCCGGGTACTTCTTGCATATCTTTCCATGCTCGGAGATGTGGAGGTACTGAAGAGTTCCGGATCTCATGGACGTGCCGACATAGATAATAGAGCCGTTATTGAACGCGAGTTCTGACCTGCTGTCCGTGGTGGGGTAAACGCGGCTCTTGATGCCCTCGGGCAGGTGCTCATAGGGATATTTGACCTTCCTGCGGAATATCTTCTGCGCGTCTTCCTTGTTGTGAGCGATAATACCCGCTTCCACGTTGTCGTTGAATATGCACTCGTCCAGGAAATAGATGTCCGTGAACGTGGTCCCGCCGAACTGACGGGCCTTGAGGATGATGTTCAAATACCACAGCTCGTCATAAAGACGCTCCTGCTCCGAATTGAAACGGAACCGAACCTTCCTGCCCTTCTTGTCGATTATCCAGTACAGGTTGTTCAGCCGCCAGTATTTATTCGAGAATTTTTCTTTGATCTCTATTCGGGAGGCCACGCGTCACACCTTTGATTTCATCCAAAATTTCACCGAGAACGTCATTGCCATCCGTGTCAGTGAGGGCATGGCGTTCCACAAACAGGCCTAGATGCTTTGCCAGACTGTCCCTGTTCGCCTTCTTGTCCGGCAGTTTGTATTTGAGATTACGAAAACAGGTGGTGTCCTGCCCGCCGTTGCTCTCCGCGATCTTCTCCGATATCTCGAAACCGGCTATGGCAAGGGCGGTATCATCATCCAAGTCTTTGACATCTTTAAGGATGCCACTCTCATCGTACAGTTTCCGGGGATCGAATCGGATGTCCCTCGTATATCCGGCCAGGACTTCTTCGGGGGTGGCTATATCGGGTCTCTGAGCCAATTCCTCGCGGAGTTCCCGAAGGGCTTCCTGAACCTGAACATTTATCAACAGCCTGTATCCCTGCTCTGCGGCTGTCTTCTTGCTGTATCCTGCCCTGATTGCCGCCTGTGTTGCATTCAGATCTATCAGATATTCCCGGCAGAATTGCTGCCTTTTGGGTGGCAGCTTATCGAGGGCTTCCCCCACCTCATCACCTCAGCCACTTGAACGAGAAGAAATACGCGATGGATGCCAGTATGCCCTTCCGTGTCTCACTCGCCGCCTGCCTGACCACCTCGTCCGCGATGGACAGGAGCTCCGTCCGGGATGCCTGGGCGAACTGCTGAATCATTTCCTCTGTGGCCTTCACGCCGAACACACTACGGAGATACTCCTCCCGGTCCTCCCTGGACATGCGGGTTGCGGCTTTGTATGCGGATCTCTCTTCCGGTGTGGCGAGTGACTGATAAAACGTCCTGACTAGGTTCATCTCTATCCTCCGAGGATAACTTTGATGAGCGGGAGTGCCGACTCGATGGGGACGGCCTGGAACAAAACATAGACACCTATTGCGGTAACGGCTGACCATTTTATAATTGTGGGAATGAGTTTTTCTTTCTTTTGGGCGATACATTTGACTGTTTTGTTGATTTCCTCGGTGTTCTCATACAGGGCCGATAATTTGGCTTTAAGGGGGAGTTTTTCAAAGTTTCTTTCTGCTATTTCCATTCGCCTGTCTCCATCATCCGTGATAGTTCCTCACCCCTGCTGCCCACCTGACGATACCAGGCTGAATCCCTCATCTCTGCGGCTGTGGCCTTCCAGTCTCCGGCATCGAGCGCCGATCTCATACGCCGGAATTGTGTGTATCCCTGAATGCCGAGATTGAATATCATCGAGATAACCACGGCTCTCCTCGCATCGTTGAGGGTATGCCAGGAGGGGGTTAACTGTTCGGCCGCGATACCGGCATGGAGAATATCCTGATCCAGAATCCAATCTGCCATATGCTCGGTGATGGCGTTGGTTGAGGCGAGATAATGATCCAGGTATTTATCGAGGAGGTGTAGCGGGGATGCTTCCAGATTGTGACCGTATCCGATGGTTCTTTTACCGGCAGGGCATTTGTAGGGCGAGAGCCTTAGTCCTTCGTGCCGCTTAATCATGTCTGATAATTTTCCCGTCAGCATATCCCGTCCCGGAATGAAAAATCGTGGATGTCGTACTGGTCCCTTACTTTCTCTTGTTGTCTATTTTCTGAAATCATCTAGTAGATTTTTTCTCCGAGAATGATATTGTCGGCCTCATCCTCAGCCGTATCCGCTCTATTGCTCGTTTTTTGATCTGAGAGATACGCTGAGGGGAATAGCCCATGAGCCGCGCTACTGCTTTTTGCTTGCGCCCATCCACAAAAATATAATTGATGACTCGCCGCTCTATGTCGGGCAGACCATCGACCACATCGAGAACCCTGGCAACAAGCCGGTCTCTGTCGATCCTATCAATCAGATCATTTTCCAGTTCCACGGTCACGGGATCGGGCTCATCCTCGCCAATTTCCGAGAGCATTACCTCATCATATCGCCGCCTCTTGCAGTTGACGGCGCTCCACTCGTCCCTGATTGCCGATTTCATCGCGCCGATTATCCAGGGTTGAGCGAATGTGACGAATTGTGTGCCTCGGCAGGACTCAAATCTTTCACTCGCCCGTAATAATCCCTCCATCCCATATGACACCAAATCACCTATATCCATATCGCAGGGGCGATGGATGGTGGATGCCAGTTTATAGAGCCATTTGATAGTGTCTTGGTTTGTAGGTTTCATTATTTATGGGAATACTATATATTACTTCTGGGCATATTGCAAGTACAAAGTTTAAAGTTGTGCTTCATGGTTTAAGGATGGATTATCTGTCTTGGGGGATAATTGGCTTAATTATAGACCTGTGAGCTATCAGACCATACCATGGTGCGGCTCGCTCGCTTGTGTGTGGCTCGCTCGCCTCTAGTAAGGCTCTTAGAGCCGTACCATACTTTTGGGATTTTGTCAATACCCTGGATGCATTTTGTATACTGTCGGTATTCCTTACACTCATTCATCGGCTTCCTTCCTTGTTCTCTGCCTGATTTGCCCCATATCCCTCATTCCCTGTCGGTATTCTTTACAGCTGTACAATGGCTTGTTTCCTAGATATTGCCTTTTTGGGTGTCGGGATTCTTTACGATTCCATTGTTTTCAGCCCTCTTTTCTGTGGTCCTTCTCCTTGCCGGTTCTCCTGCAATGCCGTGTATGTATTTTCTTTTGGCTCCTGGTGCTGGTTTGCGGACAATCTTATCATTATCATGCTCATTTGGCACATGGTGTGCATATATAGTGGCAGATGATGAAACAAGCTCCGATGGCTCGGATGATCATCATGCTAAGTAAAAATCCGGCAGGTATCGAGTGACGAACCGGGGCAGAACCGGGCGAACGATAAAGATGCGAAGCCTGCAATTAGTAATTGAGAGCCTTACCGCTGTAGGGCTCTGAATCACTAAAAAGAAGGAGGAGACAGATATGGGAACAGCAATAGCGAGTTTTAAGGCAAAGAAATATGCGGGATGGGGAAAAGCTCATGACGTGGCCCTCGCTGATAAAGTGGCGTACGGAATGTGCATCTTTGACGGTTATTACTACGTTGGTAAGCGCGAAGAAATCGAACCTGCCGGAATAATCATAGAGCAGGATTTTGAAGTAATCGAACCATTGCCAAGGGTTCCACTAGTTTAATCCCCTAACCCATGAGCCCTTGTCACCAGGGGCAGAGAGAATAAGGGTTAGACAAACAAAAGGAGGATGGCATGACAATCAAAGAATACGTTGAAGGTCATCAGAGGATGTCAATCAATGGCTGGTTGGCTCAAATCAAAAAAGATGATTTGGAGCACCTGGAAAGGAAGATAATTACCGTCGCTGATTCCTTGGGCATGATAAAGATAGATGATATGGATTTTGTTACAGCTTTCAAAAGGTCCATAACGATTTAGCGCCAAACAAATAGAGGAGGGCTAGTCATGATGACACAAGAGGAAACAATGGGAACAATGGCTGATTTCGTCGCACGGCACAATATCAAAATAGCCTGCGAATGGGCAGACCGTAATCCGCATATGCCGGACTGGAACGATGCCAA